TCCCTTTGGCTTTGCCTTTAGGAACATTTGAAAATCACGGTTCTTTCCAAGGAGAATAAGTTTACCAGCAACCATCTCAATGCCACGATCATCAATCATCTCATCAATTGAAGGAGCAAGATTAGTTAGCTGAGCATCTTTACAAGCCTGATTAATCATAGTAATTGCTTTGATTATTTCTGTAGGAAGTTTTCCGACAATGTCAACAGACTGCATAGGGATCATTGGCAGAGTTGCGTCAAACATAGGAAGGAGCTTATTGAGGGCGTCAACAAGAACGTTCAAGGATCTTTGAGAATACTTACCATCAGGTGCAACTGCATCAGCCATATCATTCATTTCGGTATCGGCTTCTCCAGCCATATCCATTGCTTTTTGTTCTGCTGGATCCATTGGTGGCCCCATTGGACCGAGTGCTTCTAAATCTGCTTGAGCCATTTGTATCTCCTATTATAAGTTTGTTTTTTTTTAAATACCAGAATTAACGTCGGCATCGAGTAAACCTCTAGCCTTAAGGGCATCTACTGAATAAGTTTCTGTATAAGCTTTTGACATATCTCCACCCTTGGAGACAACATCTTTAAATACTTCCATATCTTTCTCATGTTGAGTGTGAACAGCAATTTCTTTTTCTACAATTCCATCAACAAAAGAAACTCCACCGAAGTCTGATGCTGCGACAAGTCCATTGGCTCGGATATACTTTTCTTTTTCCATTGAGTTATTGAAGTATCTTCCCAGAGAACGGTCGAAGCTGCCACCTGTATCTCCCCATCTACCTGGAGTTTTTGCTGGTGCAGATAGTAGTGGCTTGAGGATATCATTACAATCCCTACAAAGTTGGACATCTCTAGTCTCATATTTACACAACCTGTCTGTTTGTCTTTTGCAAGTGTAACACATAAAATCATATATGGGCATTTACATTTCTCCATTAAGTTTATGCTCTTGGATGTGACATACTTCACAAAGAGCTATTCCATTATTTAAAAATAAAGCAAATTCAGAATGTTTAGATTTAGAAAGAATATGATGAGCTTGTAGTCTCTCTCTTGATCCACAATAGCAACATGATTTTGTTTCCTTCTTGACTTGTTTTGCCCATGCAGTAAGTGTTCTAGATGAAACCTTTGCATTAACAAGATTTAATTTTAGAAGTTGTCTTTCTTTCTGTTCTGCACATTTATCTTTATTTTTTTGACGCCATTCTTTTTTATATTCTGCTATTTCTTTTTTCTTTTTTTCACGATATTCTTTTTTATATTTTAACTTTTCTTCTCTTTCTTCAGAAGATTTATGTTGCCACTTTTCTTTATTTTCAATATAATATTTTTTATGATCAAACATTTATTTCAACCCACCTGGGAGTAATGGTGCAATGGATTGTGCTGATGGATTTCCTGCTACCTGTGTGGGGGTTGGAAGTGGCTGAGGAACTCCTCGTAATCCTGGTACGTTAGGAATATTTTGTGGAGTTTGAGGAGCTTGAGCAGCTACCTGCTTCATCATGTATTGCTTAATTGCATCAGCCTTAAATGTTTCTGGAAGATTTAATACTCTAACAACTTCATCCAACACAAGTTCTTTTGGTACACCCAACTCAATAAGTGTAGGAATATTATTAAGAAGCTGTCCCTTGATCAGAGCTTCAGACATTGGAGTGGATGAACTGTCGGAAGCATATACTTGGAAGTCTCCCATGATATCTTCAACAGTTACAGACTGCAATTTATTATTGATATAAATTAGGGAGGTATCTCCTTCAGAAAGATACAGACCAAGAACTTGGAAATAAGATTTTGTTAAGGCCTCAATAACAGCATCACGCTCTCTAGCAAGTCTTCCAATTTCTGAGGAAGTATAAGCAGCAAGAGCAGCAGCTTCTGTAGCAGAAACTTTGGTAGCTTCTCCTCTGGTGAAAGGAGCCATGATGGATCCCTTATCTTTATCCGCAGTAACGTGAGCATAATAAAGATCCAACTCTGGAGGAGTGGGGTTCTGAGGAAGAGGTTTAATTATTCCATCCATATTCTCTTCTTCGATCTCAATAAAGATACCATCAATACCAGCTGTAATCTGAGCCATCTGGTCAGCATCAATGGAACCTTTCTTCACAAGATACTGACGAGAAGCTTTACGTACAGCATTCGCTTGGAAGGAACGGATAATATTCATTTCAAAGATCTGGTCGTAGACCCTCTTCATTGCTGAGTATCCCTCAAGAGGAACATCAGGAATATGATTAAAATAAAATGGAACTATCGGAATAGCTGACTTACCATCCCAAGATTTGAAGGGAATTCCAACAGGAGACTTCTCAAGTATTTTATTTTCCTTCCAATTAGGTGAATAGAAGAGAAGCTGATCTTCTGTCATGTCATACATCTCAATGATTTTTATATACTCAAAGGTAGAAGAGGGTGTTTCGTAATCCTCTATCTTTCCTTTAGAGAAATATTCAGTGGATACTTTTGACATACCAACCCAATCTTTCTTTCCAAATCTTTCATCGGCTTCTTCTACCGTCATGTAATAAATATGACCAACAAACTTCTGTAGATCCCAACGAGAAGCATCATAATCTAAGATAACTTCCCAAGGAGGAATAGCAACAGGTAGAACTTTCTGTAAAAGAACATCGGAGAGGGCAGGAATTAATTTAAGAAAAGAATGGGTGTAGATCAGAGCCATACGTGATGCTGCTTCAATCTCATGACGAGACTTCTCTAAGAATTCATTTGCAATAAATCCAGCCTTAGCTGCATTACCTTTATTTTGTAGACCTGACTTAAGAACAACAGCTGGATGCTTAGCAAATAAGGAGGCCATATAACTTTCAATAAAGTTATAGCCTTCGGATACTTGTACTTGTAGCTGAGTATCTTTGTATTGAGATACACCCTGTTCATCCCAGAAATTAGTTTCGTAAGCTGCCTTGAACCTACGCATCTCTTTACGATGCTTCTCCCAGTATTTCTCATGAAAAGAAAGAATGTTCTGAATTGTCTTTATGTTCATTATAAGTTCCTATAAATAGTTTATTTTTTTACCAAGGTTTCTTCTTTCCATAATCATATCCTGTAGGTTTCCAAGGCAGAGGCATAGTAGCCGCCCTTCTTTTAACAATCATCTTCCACTTGTCAATAGGGTTCTCACGTTTCTCAGTCCAAGGTTCCTTTCCTTTAATACCCCAATAGGCTAGCATGGTGGAGAATAATAAATCATCATGAGATCCCTCTGGGTGATCAGGTCTACCATTGGACCAGATGCAAGTTTTAATTTGGTCTAGTAAATCTCTATCTATCTGTACAATAACTCCATCCTCAATTATCTGTTTCATATTTTCAAATAGACGGATACGTGTAGCACCAGTAGTCATAAAGGATTTACCATCCCCAGTTTTATATAGATTTTTATAACCCCATTCCTTAAGTGCTTCAATGACTGCAGCACCATATGAATTTCCTTCAACAATAATCTTGGCCCCATTATATTCCTGAGCAACAGTAAGTATCTGGGCTGCCCAATTACGTGGAGTTATTTGATTAGATAATTTATGGAACACAGGTTGCATAGTATCTATATCTACTACAGAGAGAGCTGAGTAATCTCCACCTACACCTGCGGATACATCAACACCAATAATAAAACGATCACCAGTATTATGATCACCTTTATATTTTCGATCTTCTCTGGATCCAAGATTAACTCCTTTAATTTCTTTGGCAGCATCACCCCAGAAATAAGATGTAGTCTTACCACTACGGAAAGCTTCTTCTATAGTCCTAGGATATTCTCTAATAAACTTATCCATACCCAGCGTACCAATCTGCTTTCTACGCCAAGAGATTTGACCATCTGTTAACCCAGATTTCTTTAGGGCTTTTTCTTCTTCATTAAGTTTACCTACTGGTTCATTAGAAGTATATACAGAATGAATAGTCCAAGGAAAGAAAACTACCTTCCATTCATTCTTACCAGCTATCGCATCCACAACTAATCTATTAAATAAATCTCCTGCCATGTTAGGAGAACTTTCAATAACTATTTGTCCATCGCCAACTGCAGCAAGGATTGTAGCTAAAGTTTCTTCGGGGTTCTCATAGAAAGGAAACTCAGATAGATGGGCCATAGAAAATACATAAGATCTTGTACCACCTTGAGCACCAGCAGTAAATGCTTTTAATTCTGCACCTGAGGATTTAGATCTAATAGTCTTAGCTGTAGACTTATCCATAATGGGCTGCAATTTTTTTGGTAAATTATTTAAAAAGGTTTTATCTGTGTTATGTAAATTCTCTGCAGCTTCTCTCGTATGACAAACTACCCCAAGTTTTAGGGGTTGAGAAGCTCCTAACCATTGGGAGAAATGCCAAGCTCTTACAAGTGTAGATATACCTAACTGCCTAGCCTTAACAACTAAAATCCTATTGTGCCCTGATGATAGTGTTTCGAGTAGTTCTTTCTGGGCTTCATTTAAATCAAAGTAATTTAGTCTGGAGGCCTCTTTATTAAATATTGTAAGAGCTGGGATTAGATCGGATGGATCCATTAGGCCTTCTTAACTACTTTAAGTGGAGGTCTATGATCACCACCATTACCAAAGCAATCCATTTTATTTTTAGAGATATGATCTAAGCGATGTTTAAATTCATCTAAAGTTGTATCTCCTTCAGACTTAAGTGT